CGGATCTCCTGCACCATTTCGTTAAACGGGTTTTCAGCGCCGTCATGAGTTGAGATAACCAGCACCTTGCCGCCCCAGATCAGCAGCGCAAGCGCAGCTTTTAGCAGCTCTTCAAGCTCGTCGTGGAAGGCAGCTTCGTCGATAATGACGTAGCCCTGACGGCCACGCAATGAGCGCGGGCGGCTGGTCAGCGCGACAATTTCATAGCCGCTGGCGAAGTTAATCCGGAAGGCTTGAATATCCCGATCGCCGTCGGTCGTTTTATCACGGAAAATAAACTCTTCAACCGCACTGGCGGCTTTGCCGAAGGCCTTGGCCCACATGCCGCAGGTGTCAATGAACTCGCGCGCCATGTCCAGGTTGTAGCCGATGTACAGCGTGTCCATTCCGCCGGCCTTTTTCTCAGCGCCTGCAGTCAAGGCCGCATCAGCACCGATACCCCAAGTGGCACCAATGCGTCGAGATTTCTCCCACACGGTAACCGGGTTGGCGGCCGTCGCTTCCAGCCCGCGCTTCTGATAGGCCAGCAGAACATCCTGGTCGCCGACGTCCGGCAGGCTGGTGGCGGCCGTGGTGCTCATGCCAGGCCTAGAATTTCGCGCTTGATCTGCGCCACGGTGCTGGCCGTCATGCCTGAGCTGGTGGCGGCTTTCTCGACCACGGCAGCGGCTTCTTTTGCAAATTCCTTACGCACCAGCAGCGCACGATCAGCGCTAATCTTGTCGGCCGAGGCCAGCTCCTTGATGGCTTTGGCGATGAACATTAGCTCCTGCGAGCTGGCACCGCCGTCTTTATCATCAAAATCGCCAATCGTCTGGAAGGCCACGGTGCGCAGCATTTCAGCCAGCAAGCGGCCAACGTCGCCATCAGGATCGTCCTCGAACTTGCCGATCCAAACTTTGGCCACTTCTTGCGCCTGCCGGTATTTCTCCATCTGCTTTTCAGCGTTATGCTTGTAGCGGCCCATCGCGCTGCGGCTAACATCAGCCCCAGCCGCCTGAATCAGATCCACCAGATCATCGATCGTGGCGCGGCCCTCACGAATGGCCGAGTCAACCTCGGCACGAATGCGCTTATCGAGCTGCTTGACGGTTGACTTACGGCCCATCAGCTCGGCACCGGGCGCTTAACGCCCTCGACAAACGCACGGCCGTCTTGCACATCCAGGCCGTGCTGAGTGATTTTGGCGATCATCATTTCGCCGGTCTCGTCCACTTGCACCAGCTTTTGCTCCCACAGCCAGGCAAGATCATCGCGCACGTCTTGCGCGCTGGGGTTGTGGCCTTGCCCCGGCAGCGCCATGTGCAGCAGGTATTCGTTGGCGCTGTAGCCGGCCGAAGAGGCCAGCAGCTTGAGTATGGCTAGGCGGCGGGCTGAGGCCATTAGTTTTGCAAAATCATTCACTCGACTTTACCCCCCATCAAATGCTGCGTTACTAGAGTCAACTGACTATTCATGCCTTTCATGGTGCCGGTCATTTCTGCAATCTCTTTACCCAGCTGCGACATTTCGTTGCGCAGTTTTGAGACATGGGCGTGCGATGGCTGATTGGTCAGGTCTTGCTCAACCCGCTCAATCCGGCGATCGTTGCGTTCGACGCGCTCTTTGATTTTGTTCATCTCGGTGCTATTGGTCTGATGGTTTGCTTTCCACCAGCTGTAAATACCAATTGCCAAAATGGCCCCAACCTGCACCAGATCAAAGAAAAACCGCGCTGCTGTCCAGTTGATACCGTCCATGATTAACCCTTGTATGCTCTCATCATCACCACCAAATTTTCCAAAATTGCCACCAGGGCGGAATGTCTGGCGGTTGGATTGCGCGCACTAGCGCGGCGTGCCGGTCGGCGCAGTCGTAGTACATTTCGCTGCGGTCTTTCGCGTTTTCGATCAGGTGTGGAACTTGCCCTGTGCGCGGTGTTGGCAGCGGGCTAGGGCACAGTTCCGTTAAGTTCGGCGCTATCGGTGGCGGGGTTCCAGGACTCGTAGAGGCGCAGCCCGTCAGGGCCAATATCACAAGCCCACAAATCAACCCGTTCATCCACAAACGCATCCACAGCGCCTTGGTTATCGACCGCTTGGCGAGCGCGTTCAGTACGGCGTCTCTCATAGCCAGTAGCCTCATTGTGTTGGTGCGCTTGGAGCGCATCGGTTTGAATTTTTGCTGATTCGATATCGGCCAGATCGCGCCGCGCCTGCTGGCCGCTTTGGTAATGCACACCCACAAAGAAAGCCCCGACCACAAGTGCAATGGCCAGCGGAACGACGGCCTTGAGAATGCTGCTCAGGCGAAACAAGCGCGTGAGCGGAATGAGCCTGGCCAGCCATTTCATTGATCGCCCTGGCTTTCGGCCAGCTGGGTGCTGAGAATTTCGCGCAGCAGGTAGCCTTCGAGTTCCCATATCTTTTCACGGGCTTTATTTCGGGCGTGCATGCGGCCAAGCTCAGCATCAAACATATGAGCCGAAACGCAGGCGGCCTCACCAGTGACGGTGTAGCCGTTTTGCAGCGTTAGGCAGCAGACCGTGATCGTCGTGCCTGGGAAGACGTGGTAGTCCTCAGCCACAATCAGCGCATCAATATCGGCCAAGGTAAGGCTGGTTTTTTGCTCAGTCATACGCTGCTCCGCAGTCAAAAGATCGCCCAGGCCAGCCAGCTCGAACGTAGGCCGGTTCTAGCTCGCACAAAATGCGGCGCGAGTAGTGTCGGGATTCTCGGCAGGCAACGGCACCGCGCAGGCAGTGCGCTTCTACGCCATGCCACCAGCGGCTTGCGTCATCGCCAGCGGCGGTTGTTGCGCGGCGTTCACGGCGCACCCAGCCCGAGCCGCCGACGTAACCGGTGAGCGTGGCAGCCCAGCGGTCGGCCTCGGTGTGCCAGCCGCGCTCGCGGTCGTACAGCCATTTATCGAACGTGACCAGGGCGCGCTTGGACCAGCGCGCATCCCAGGGCGCAGCGGGGCGCAGGTGCGGATAGATTTCGGCCATCCATTCAGCCGTGCTCGGCGTGAACTGAGCTAAGCCCATTGCGTAGGGCGATTGTGCGGTCGGCCGCCAGCTGCTCTCGGCGTGAATCTGAGCCGCGAACCGAGCGGTCGGTGCATCCAGACCCCACGTTTGAATGCCAGCGTTGTGCAGCGAGATTCGCCACTGAGCCGGAACTTGAGGTAACACAGGATCACGCGCTAAAACATCCGCAGCCGCTGCGCTGACTAGGAGTGAGAAAAGCGCAGCGGCGCGGATGGACGTACGCAGCCTGTTGAAAACGGAGTTCATTACGGCACTAGCGCGGCGGCAACAATACACGCGGCGACGATCACGGCGCGCCGGAACATGGACGCATCACGATCAGCCAATGGCACCTCATGCGGCCGAGCGTAGGGAAACAACAGGCGATCAACCCAATAGCCCAAATAAGCACCGCCAGCAATCTTGCCCAGGCCGTACAGGGTGACGGCCAGACTGATCTGGCTTTGAGTGACGGCGATGAACAGCATAAACAGCGCCAGCGCCAAGATCGGCCAGGCCCGCAGCTTGTCAACAGCCGCCGTTAGTGCGTCGCGTATTTTTTTAGAATTCATCGTCAGTACCGGAATAATGTACTGACAGAATGGCCGGTTGGCCGGGAACTTAGAACATGAAGGCCTTCATTGCCCAGCCGTTGGCTGCTGGGCTATTGAGTTAAATCAGGCGAGTTAAATCAGGCTTGGGCGAACAAGGTCTGCTGTGGCGTTGCGCGGCGGCCGCGCTCTTCGGCGATGATGCTGTATAGCTGCCGGTCGGTCAAGCCGTTTCGACGCGCCAGCTCGGCCACGTTGCGGCCATTAAACTCGCGCCAGATTAACGCATTGCGCAGGCTGATTGCAACTTTATCGCAGCGCGGCATGTAGTGGCTTGACCCTTGATACACCTGCACGACCGACAGAGCAATGCACAGCGAGGGCAATTCATCGGAATCTTCCGAGACCAGGCCTTGCCGTTTGAGCTCGGCATCAATCACCTCAGCCATATCGGTCAGGCTTTGCGGCCAGTCGCTACAATCAATATCGTCGAGGCCGATCTTTTCAAGCTGCAGCGCCAACTCACTCATGGTGTGCCTCACGGATTTGCTTCAGTTCAGCCTCAAGCGCCTCAGCGCTCGCCCCAGTTACTTCCGCCCTGTATTTGGCGGCATCAAGCTCTACAGTCAAGTCCGACACCAGATCAGCCACTGGCCGCGCCGGGGCTTTCTTCTGGCTGCGATGCGCCTGGTCACGATCCTGCTCCCACTTGCCTTCGGCCTTGTCGGTGATGCCGGCCAGCACTTCGATCAGATAGTTGTGGTTTTTTAACGGCCGAACTAAATCACGATTTGCAACGGCCATTAATGCCTCTTGCCAGACCACTGCAGTGGGCTTGCGGCGGCGGCCCTGACGGACAAAACCATCAATCACCATCGGCACCAGCTCATCGAGCACCGCCACAACTCGCGTCCAGCGCAGGCCTTGCTTCTGCGGCCTAAACAGGGCCAGATACTCAGGCAGCGCCCGCGCCACCTCAGGCGGCAGCCGGCCAAACAATGCAGACACCTGGCGGGCTGCTTTGTCATTGGCAGCGGCTTCCAGGCTGGTTAGGGCACCGCATGAGGGGCAGGTTAGTTTCATTCTGCAACCGCCACGAATGTAGCAATCGACAGACCGCAGAAAACACCTGATAAAAAAAGGTTTAACGGCATCAGAAACAAAGCTGCGATTAAAAATGAAAACGCCAATTTCATCACCAGCCCTCGATCAAGCCTTGCTGGTAGCCGCCGACGCCTTGTTGTAGTGTCACACCCGCGCCAACGGCCTTCCCGGCCAAAACTGCCTCCACTTCCATCTTTCCTCTATCTTTAATCGATGTAGTGGTCATATCATTTTGTTGCTCCATCAAAGCCAGAGCTCGATCGACAATTCCAGGGATTGAGCCTGCGAAACGATTAACCTCTAGCGATACTTGGTTGACCCAGGCAAAGGCAAACTGATCAGCGCGACGGGTTCGATTAACGCGCTTGCCTCTGGTCTTGCGGTAGAAAATTGATCTGTCAGCGGTGAGTTTGCGGCGCAAGATGGTAAAGGCGTAGGTCGCTATCTTTGGGTTAGCGCCGACGCCCATAAAATGGATGCTTGCCTGGCCCCAGCCAGACTCAATCCAGGCGCGACAGCTGAATGACTCACCCACTACAACAGCCAGCGCCCACAGCCAATCTGGTACCGATGCGCGACCTGAAGTGACGCCCTCAGATTTAACGGCCGACAGCTCAACCGCATCATCATCAATGCCATACATGCGCATCATCTTCTGCGCTTGGCGCAGCGCGGTGGCCGCTTCGTTCGCATTGTCTGAACCGGCCAACGCCAGCAGCTTGCGGATTTTATCGAGTGCTTTTTCTTTATCCATCAGTAGTCTCCAGTTTGTTTTTGGAATGTCGCTTCTGGTCATACACCAGCGCAGCAATAACCTTGCGCAAGCCCTCAGGCGCACACCACTCCAGCCGGTCGGACTTTGCAATGCGCTTGGCCAGGGCATCGCCATAGGCGACGGGATAGCCTGCATCGGCCAGCATGGCGTGGATCTTGCCGAGCATGGGCGCGCGGCTACCGGCTGGCACCGGGCGGCCGGGCTGCTTGGTCGTAAATCCGCGCGAGACCAAATGCTCCAGCACCACTTTGCGGCCGTGCGAATCCAAATCGCCAGACGAGCGAACGCGCGCGACCGTCCAGAGCATCTGGCGATAATCCTCATCCGACAAGCACAGCTGCTTTTTGGCGATGTGTATTTTGGCCAGGTCGCGGTTGCGGGGTTTCTTCTTCACCTCCCCCACGGCCGCGCTCCTTCAACGATCTGATCATTCGCTTGCTTTAGCTGCAGCCGGACGTAGTCATCCCGGCAGAATTCATCACAGAAGCGCTCGCCAGGTGGCGGCGTTTCATCGCAGTTCAGGCACAGCCCGGTCGGCGCGGGTGGCGCACCGGCTGGGCGGCGATGGCGCAGGGCCGACTGCAGCGCAGCTTCCTGCTCGATTTGTGCGCGATCAGCCGGTGCCATTGGGCACCGCCTTTACGTGAAACGGGCCGGCGTCCACATGGCTTTCTAATTCCGAAAGATCTGCGTTTGCGATCGTTTTAAGGATTTTTTCAACAAGCTTTGTCGAGGCTGAATCATCTTTCATAAAGGCATACAAGTTAGGGTTGAATTCCACATTCACGTTGGCGAATCCGTCCGCATCAGGCTGGATCACTATCGTCACCTTGCTCATGCAACACCCCCACGCACACGCCGAAACGATCCATCGTTATGCACTCGATACTCGCGGCCGTCGGTCATGCTGAACGTCTGGCCTTTGTCGTATCGGCCATTTAAGTGGTGCCGGGCTTTGCCTTTTCCCTGTATCCAATTAAACAACGACCCCGAAAAATACCGGCGTTTATCGGTTGATTTCTCTTTCAGCCTAAGCTTATTGGCCATCGCCATTGCAAACATCGAAGCGAGCGCCGAAATTCCGTTTCGTGAATTCATGCCGCCACCTCCCACTGTTCAGCCTCGGCCAGCAGGGCATTCACCAGCTTGTCAACTTCGCCGTCGACGGCTTTGATGATGATTTCATCGGCGGTGTCTTCGACGGTGGCACCGATGCGCTTGATTTCGGCCGTGGTTAGGTTGGCCAGTGCACGACGCACGGGTGCCTCGGTGATTTTAATCAGCGTTTCAGCCTGGTCAGGAAAGTGCTTGCGGATTTGCCGACAGACTGAGATGGCGTTATCCCACACGATCTTGCCCTTGCCCTTCATCCAGCCGACGCGGATGCCGGCAATGGTTAATGTGCGCGGCTTTTGGAACTGATCGGGATGCTGCTCAATCAGCGCAGCCAATTCGCTGCGGGCTTCGGCAGCGGCTTGGACGGCTGATTTGATGCCAGGCATACGGCGGCGCTTGATGGCTTCAACATCATGCTCTAGCGAGCCGACACGATCAGCCAATACATCGTATTGGCGGCGATAACGCTGAGTCGCCGCTGCGATCTGCTCAATTGGCGTTGGGTTGGTTTGGTTGTTCATGGTGCTTTTTCCTCTAATCGAATGTTGAGTTGGCCGGCGATATCCGGCAGGCTGACCCGCTTCATGGCGCTGACCTGGTTGAGACTGGTCATGGCACGGGCGTATAAAAACCGGCAGGTGTCGTCAAGCTCCTGCACGTTGGCGGCGATGAAATAGCCGTTCTTTGGATCGGCACAAATGTGGTGGCCTTCGCGCCGCAGCTCCTCGACCAGCTTGCGCACGCGGCGCTGCGAGGCGTTGGCATTGGGATAGCCGAACAGCTCGACGGCGAGATCTTTGACGGTGAGGCCAAAGCCCCGGCCGACGTGCTGCTGCAACACCATCAACAGCCGAGCTCGGGTTTTGAGCTGCTGCATTTTTTGGCTTTGGTTAGTCATGGGATTCACCTACCCTCGGGGCCGTCCGCTGCACCAGCCCGGCCAGTACCTTCATACTGGTGTCATCAGTGGCTGCCACGCATTCGAGCAGCGCGTCGAGGGCTTCGCAAAAGACCTCGCTGACTAAACCGCGTTCGTTGGTCGGCGCGGCCTCTAGCGTCATGCCCTTCTCAGCTAACGAGCGCGCCAAATCCTGAAAGGTTGCGCCAGGCGGGAAGCGGAGAGTGGCCTCACCATCAATCGGCGCAAGAGTGCAGCGCCCTTGAGAGTCGAAGTGATCAATCTCTTCTTGAGCCCGTTCACCAGGCGAAGCCTGCCCAGGCTGCCTGGGTGGCTTTTCTGATCGGCAGTAATGATGATCATCCGGGCCAAGCTTTAGTAAACCAGCAGCTTCCAAAGCGGCTTCGCTAACGGCTTTTGGCAGCCCAGGCTCAGGCTGACGTTTAGCCGGCTTGCCCATTGCTTTAAGGCCATCCGCAAGCGGATCAACCTCATCAAAGTCAGCGTCATCTACACCAGGCGAATCCGGATCATCCACCGATTCAGCCAGACGGCGGCCCTTGTCCGTCAACAGGTGCTTTTTGCCACGAGCGGGCTCGATCAGCTTTTCGTTTTTGAAACGCCAGATAAGTTGATAAATCTGCTTAGGGTCAACAGCAATATGGCTGCTGCTGAACAGCTCGGCCGTGGTTAGACCGCCTTCGCTATTGAGCAGCGCTTTGATTACCTCGCCTCTTAGGCTGTTTGGTTTGATTTTCATAATTCAGGCTCCGGTGGCAGGCTGCGCAGGCGCTTTGCAATGGCGCTGCAAACCTTTGGTGACAAGCTGGCCAGGCGCATCGCCTGCAGGCACTGCTTGCGGTTGAATTGGCGAGCCATCTGGATGCGGCCATCGACAGTTAGTTCCTCATACGCCCAGCCGAAGATCGGATGCCTGCAGCGGATGAAGGGATTTGCGCCATTCATGACCCACATCCCGGCACCGGCTGGGCAAAATCGCGCATATCCCATGCGTGAACAGCGCCAGACTTTGACGGCCAGAACCCCAGATGACGATCGACCGGATGGCTGAGCGGCTGCTCGCCAACCGTGATGTCGATAACGCGCCAAACGATCGGCGCATCAGGGTCGATCGCGACGTGGAGCGTTACGCGCGGCTTGCGCTGGTTGCGGTACACAGTTGATCTGGTCACAGGCAGTACAAAATCAACTTCAATCGCCAGAATATCTGAGCCTTCGGGCATCATGAAATTGACACGGCCGTAGCCAAAGCAAAGCGCGGGAAACGGCTCGGTATACTCAGTAATGAGCCGCGCGGGTGAAGCGCTGGCCAGCGCACTGGCGGCCAGCAGGGATGCTGCAATGATTAGCTTAAACATTGGAATTACTCCACTTGGGTTTTGATTGCTGCTTAAAGGCATGCCAATTCCTCCATCGTTACGATCGGCGCATACGACCAGCCGGCAACGCGGCCGAGGATTGGATCGCCGCCCGTGTGCCGCCAAAGCTTGATGCTTTGCGGGATGAATTCACCGGACACCATGACGGGCCGGTCACTGCCTTCGTAGATCACCATGATCAGCAGATCACGCCCGGCCGATGGTGTTTCGTGATGGCTTCTGAGCTGCACATTTTTGGTTAGATAGTTCATGACAGCACCCCACTAATTCCAGTGCCACTGCGCTCTATCGGCAATAGGGCCGACAACATCCGAGCTGCTGCGCCTTCCTCGGTTTGCCAGCGCACTGAGCAGCCGTGGATCATGGCTGTCCAATAGCACTTGCGCACGCCGTTGCTAACTACGCGCTTGTACATGGCGTGCTGCAGCTTGGCGGCGGCGCGGTTTGGCTCGATGTAGATCACCGGCCGCGAGCCGCCTAGCTGGATTGATTCAACTTCGCAGCCCTTTTTAACCAAGGC